CCTCCAGTAACTGGGTTTCTCATAACAATCTTCAATACCTTAGTTGGGTCTTTTACCCATACAGCTGGCATTGTTTGAGACATCATAACTCTATACCCATTGAATTGTCCAGAAGACTGGAATCCTTGAGCACGACCCATATAGTCCATTGTACCATTTTGATACCACCACTTAAGTTGGTTATCCCACTCTAACTTCAACAAGAAGATGTTGTCATTAGTATTATCAGTGATGTCAAAGATAATGAATGAATAAGAAGATAATGGGAATCCATCAATGATTGGGTTCTCAATATCATTAGTATTTACATTATCAAATGCTGGGTTAAGTACAAACTTAACATTAGCAAGGAAAGGAATTACATAGCTAGTGTAAGCAAAACCAAAGTTCAAGTCCATTCCTTGACCAGTGATTGCACCTATATCAGCAGCTTGAATTACAAGACCTGATGCTACAGCATCTCTCTTAATAGCTTCATTTACCATTCTCATTCCACCCATACCAGTTTGAACAATCAATTGTCTACCTGGATCTGGACCTTGGAATTCAACTTTACCGTTAAAGAAGTTATAAATCTCAGAACGGAATAAGTCAAGGTTAAAGTTATTCTTGTTGTATACTCTTTTGAAAGAGTTATCAAGCTGTTGCCAAAGACCTACAGATAATCTTAAATCATCTGGTCCGTCTTGCCTAACTCTACCACCTTGTCCCCACATTAGGTAACACTCAATATCAGAAGCAATCTTAGAAAGATGTGCAGCTTCCATTTGAGTAAGGAAAGTTCTAGAAAGATCACCATTATCAAATGCTCTCTTTACTTTATCTTTACCCATTGTTTTTACCATGTCATCTAAAGATGCTACAGCAGGATCCATATTTTTATCAAAAGTTCTCCAGATCTCAGTTACAGGAACTGTACCATCTGCATTCATTCCACCTTTGATCATAAGATCAGCTCTAGAAGAAACTGAATAGTGAACATGAGCTTCTGCACCACCTACATAATTGTAGAATTCACGGAAACCTGTTTTAGTAGTGATGTCAGAGAATCTTTCACCATACTCACCTCTAGCAGAACCTTTTCTAAAGAATTTAGTTCCATTTGCTAAAAATGCTCTGTCAAATGAAGCAGCAGTATTATTGTTGACCATTTGTACAGTATAAATAAAACCATCTCCCATTGGAAGAATGTCTTCATCTGTAATGTAAAGTTCAGCACCATTGTATTTATCATAAGTGATAATATCACCGTGACCAAAGTCTTTACAGCTCATCTTAATGCGGAAAGTTGTACCATCTACACCAAGAACACCATCTCCTTCAATATCCTCAATAATATAAGGAAGATCATTAGATACAGGAGTTTGCCACTTATACTCACCACGAGCATTATCTACCATGATTACATTTTTACCACCAAAGCTAGACATTTGATAAAGGGGCATCTCTACCTTCTGAGACATAGCCCATAGGTCCACTGGACCTAAGTCCATCGGTTCTGCATCCTTCAACATGTTAACCAAGTGGTAAGAGTCTACGTGTGAACTTGCGTTGTACGCTGTATCCCGTAGAAAGATACCATTGTTTAAAACTGGAGTTGCCATTTATTTATTTGTTTTTATTTGTTTACTAATTTAAAAACCTCTGCTAAACATATTTTGTTTTTTCCGAGGAACTGTCTGTTTTTTTCTTGTTGTTCTTCTTGAACTTGTTGAAACATCTTTTTTAACTGTTGCTGAAGAACTTAATTTTCTTGATTGTTCAGCTGTTTTCAATTGTCTTGCAGTTTTTCTTACAGCTTCATCAGCTCCAACAGATCTTACTTTAGTTTTGTAACCTTTTGGATCTGCTAATAACCATAATGCCTCTGCAATAAGATCATGTCTAGGTTCTACAAACTGGTACTTTTCTAATAAATGCCCTAATAAATTTGTAGGTTTCCCAGATATTGAAGGGTAATTAGGTTGAACTAAACCAGAAAATAAAAGACTTTGTGTCTTTTTATCTAATTTTAAATCATCTAATTGGCCTTGAGCAAGTGTATTATATACATTATCTTGATATGCTTTTGCTTGTTCAGCTTGTTGAGCTTTTTTCTGTTCTTGCTCTGCTAGTTGTTGTGCAACAATTGTTTCTTGCATTTTATCTAACTTTGGCTTAAACTGTTTAGCTTTTTTACCAAGCCTGTCAAGATCTGCCCAATCTTGTATTTCAGCTTCTATTTCTTCAGCTGTACCAAATCTTGTAGCATGAAGATATTGTCTTGCAATTTCAGCTTGATGATTTTCATCTTCAGGATTTAGATCCATAGTATCTTCTACTTGGGCTAAAGTTCTAAATAAACTTTTTAAATCCTGACCTCCATCTGCAACATACTTTGCTGCAACTTGAAGTTCTTCAGGTAAAGATTGAAAAAATTCTCTAGGAGTATCTTGTCTAATCTTTTCTTCCCTTTGCTGAAAATTTGTTTCAAATAACTCTCTGAAATCTTTAGCTGTATAATCTTCTAAATCCTTATCATCATCAAATGGTAATAAAGATCCTTCTTCTATCATTTTATTAGCTAATTCAACAAGGCCGCTCTTATCAACCCTGGGTCTTCCTGATACAGTTTCTTCATTTTCTTCTTGTTCTGAGATCATCTCATCCAATTCAGAAATAGTTTCTTCTGCAGTTTCAGTAGGTGTTACCTCTACTTCTTCTGAAGTTGTTTCAACAGGTTTGTCAATGAACGTTGTGTCTACTTCCTTTTCCTTTGAAAAGACTGTATTTTTTTCTTCTAAATCTTCTTCAGGTAGCATGACACTTTCTGCTCCTGGTTGTCCAAAGATTTCATCAATATTTATATCTACTTCCTCTACCGTTGTAGATTCTTGTATTTTAGACTCAGTATTTTGTACTTCGTCTGAAGTTGATTTTTCTTCACTCATTTTTGTTGGTTTTGTTTATATAATAATATACTAAAATAAATCTTAAAGATTTAAAATTATTTTAAAAATTTTAATTAATTTTTTGCACTATATAGCTAAGTAGCATCATTTTGATTTCTAACATCATATTTATTTTTATTTTCTCTAGCTATTTGTAGTTGTTTATCTGCTATTTCTTTTTGAGCTTGTATTTTTTCACGCTCAATTTGATTTTTAGCAGATTCATTATTCATTCTATTTACTTCCTTTTCTCTTTGCAAGTCTGTTTGTGTTTGATATTGTTCAGTATCTCTAATATCTTTCATAGCATCTTGGAAGTCAGATTGCATATTTTTATCAATATCTGCCATTGATCCATAACCTGCAGCCCTAATTTCAGCAACAAGAATATCCTTTCTTCTTTCTTTCTCAGCTTCTTGAGCTTCTGCATCCAATCTCATTTGCTCTTGTTCTTTCTGAGCCTGTAATTGTTGTTCTTGCATTTGCTGTTGTTGCTGTTGCTCTTGTTGTTTTTGTTGTTGTTGTTTTTGTTCAGATGTTTTTAAAACTGTATTTAGTCCAGCAATAGAATCTGATTGAATAATTTTACCTAAGTCATATATACTAGCACCTGTAGTATTATTCTGCATAGCCATTTGTTTTAATTGCTCTAATACAGCTCTATGGTTTGCAGTTGTAGTACAAAAGATATTGAGATCTCTCATCAAAAGATCTGTACCATTAATTTGAAAATTAACTTTTTCATCCAGTGATGTTATATAAGTCAATCTTGCAGATGGTTTAGTACTATGATAATATTGAGCTAGATCTGTTCTCATTTCATGTACTCTAGGCATTAGATAATCTGAGTGTTGCACAAAGTACATTTCTGTTTGGGCATATGATGCATTGGCCGCTTGTTCTACACCAGTAGCTGTCATTTGTGATAATTGCTGCCCCATTCTTTGTGGATTAACACCAATTACCTCATATGCTTGTTGTTTAAAATGATTAGCTAATTGAACTCTAGACATTAATCTATTAGTCTGATCTAAATCAAGTTTCTGAAAATGCTGGAAGTTTAATGCATTTTCTGTATTTGTAATAGTAGTATCTAGTGGTAGCATTTGGAAATCTTTCATAGCTACATAAGCTTTAGATAAATTACCTTTACCCCAGTCCTCACCTAATGAATGTTTAGGTAATGCATTTTGATCTAATAAAATTACAGTACCTAATTCATCTACTAAAATATCAGCTATTTGATTATTTACAATATTAAAACCTATTTGATATGGTTTCATTAAATCAATAAGAGCTGTTGATTTAGTGTTTCTATCAGAAAATACAGCACCCTCTACAGGTAGTTTGCAACCATATAAACTATTCTCACCTTTAAACTGAAATTTAAGAGGATTTAAACGATTAGTATTTATACCTAAATACATAGGTGCAAGTCCTCCTGGATTATTCATACCCCAATAGCTAGGAATATTTGGTCCTATTTTTATACCACCCCAAACCTCATTGATCCAGATCCAATCAATATGTTCTCCAAATAATAAATTTTCTTTATTCTTATTTTTAAATAACCTAGTATCATAAATAGGTTTATCTGTAATTTTGTAATCTTCTGTAACAATCTCGTTTAATATTTGACCATCTTCAGTTACTTTAACTAGATGACCTAGTTTTCTTTGTGACTTCCAGTAAGATTGTGTAACCCGTAATAAGTTTGCATCAGGTGAATCTAACATACTTTCACTTTCACCTATAATATCTGCAACTACATCACCTCCGTCATATAATCCTGAATCACCCATAAATGATGTATACTGACGCATGGCTAAAGATGGTCTATCTGTATTCCATTGATGTGATTTAGTAGCATCATAAAAAGAACCATCATTTTGCTGACCAGTAATAGTATAACCAGCAGATCTTACAGGATAAATTGATTCTAAAGATTCTAGCTGCTCTTCAGTCATTAAAAATCCAAATTTATCTATAACATCAGCTGCTGTATACATATCTGTTTTACCAACCCACTGACCATCTGAGATATATCTAGTATCAGGAGATTTATGGTAAAAAGTTAATGCAGGATTCCAGAGCTCTACATCATAATCATCTTCCATCATATGAAAATGCCAGAACTCTCTATCTGTAATTAACATATCACGAAAGCCTCTTTCTTCAAGCTCATCCATTCTAAATCTTTCAATATCTACTTTATGTTGATGTTCAGCCCACTGTTCCACCATAGATCTATAGTCTTTCTTAAAGAACTGTTCTATTTCAGGTAAGCTTTTGATATTATCTGAAGACATTTGTTGTTGTGCTTCTTGAGAGTTAGGATCTAATCCTTGAGCAACCATGGCGGCCATTATCTTAACTTGTGCATCTGCCATTAATGTTTTTTCTACCTCAGCTCTTTTCTGTTCAAGCATTTCATTATATGAAAATTCATCAACAGCTCTATAAGTTAATTTAGTAGATCTTTTTGCAAACTCTGCAACAAGTACATTTACAACATTAGGAATAATTGGATAAAATCTTAGCTCAAGAGCATTTGAAGTATCATCTAAAAGATTTTCTACAATATCTTTCATTTCATTATCATCTTCGATAATGTAATCTGTTCTATCAATAATACCTTTTGCTAACTTATAATTTTTCATTAGCCTTCTTGAGTTTCGTCTTAATTGTTTAAGACCATTCCACTCAAGCCAGTCTAAATTCCAAGCAGCCCATTCTTGTGTTTTATCTTTTTTAGGTAGAAACTGAAGAGGTTGAGTTAAAGTACCCATCCTTTCTTGTTTAGCTTTAGCGCCTTTTTTTAATTGAAGTGCATTAAATACCTGCATAATTACTATTTAATATTTTTGAAAGCAGACCTTTTTACAGATGTACCATTAATTCTCTTTCTTTTCCTACCCATATGTCTAAACGGACTACTCTTTAATTTATACAAATTTTCTGACTTTTGCAACTTTTTAGCATCATCATCCATGATAGTTCTCTTTCTATAACCTCTATTAGATTCTTGAATTCTCATAAATGCTACAAGCGCTGCAAAAGACACGAGCCTATCCACATTGACCCCATCTGCATATTCTCTCATTTCTTTTATAAGCATGGGATCAGGAATTCTTTCTATCCCGTATGTTTTTCTAACTATAGTACCATCCTCTTTTGTTTCTACATCTATCTCTTCTTTTGTAAACTCAATAGTATACGACAACAAATGAGCCTTAAATAATGTACCAGTATTCTTCCAACCATATTCTTGGAATACATTAGCATTAGCACCAAGATCTTTTAAAAACATAATTTGACTTTTAGGTACAAGATACTTTTGCTTCTTTCTGTGAATCATATAATTTATAAATAATGATATGTTATTTTCTATAACTGTCCACGCATTATACCACTCAATTATATGTTCTAATCTTTCATGTGTTCTATTTATATCATCAAACCTTCCGCACCATGCAGCAACTATTTTAGCTGGTTCTATATAAGTTTGCGTTTCTATACCAGTAACTTTTGTTACCTCTACAGAATTTTTCATTACATAAATAGAACATAATGATTCTGAGGTTGTAGTTTTACCTTCTGAAACAGGGTCAATAGATGCATAGTAAGTACCAAAAGAAGGGTTGTCTACAGGTCTTTCCCAAACTACCAAAACACCTTCCTTATTTTCTGTTTTCTTTTTTATTGGAAAATCTTTTATAGGTTGTTTATTAGACCTTTTAGATTGCAGCTTACCATTTTCATCTTCATACAAATCTATAAACTCATAACCATATGTTTTATCTTCTATTCTTTGCTGTTGTGCAGCTAGCAGATGTGTAGGAAATACAGAAATAGATCTATGGTCAAATGCTTCTTTTATATTTCTTGGATGCTGAGATATTCTCAATTGATAATCTTCTGGAGCCAACTCTTTTTTCCAATCTATAAATTGTTGTTCTAAAGCTTTAAGCGCTTCTTCTACTTTAGAGTTGCCATACTGGTCTATATGTGGAGGCATAGACCATTGTTCAGGAATAAATAAACCTGACAAACCAGTAGTACCTTTATCATCTATTAAATCAGTTTCTACAGCATAAATATCTTTAGATGTAGGATTCTGAATCATATCTTTAAGCGGGTTACATTGTGACAAATCACCCACGGATCCTGCTGCTATAAATAATCCTGTAGTAGTAAGACCAGATCTCATTGCTGGTCTCATGTACTCATATGTCTTATCCATTTTAGGTGCAATACCTGCTTCCTCATGAAAGAAGTATTTAACAGGACCCCCTACACCATTTGTTGGATCTTTTTCAAATGACATTGCTTGTATAGTTCCTTTAAGTCCTACTTCAGTTTTTCTATTGCCCTTTCTAACCTCAATCTTTTGTTGCCACATCATTATTTTGTTTGGGTTCATAGGTCTATACCATGCAGTATGTTCATTTAGAAATGCTGCATATTCATCTAAAAACTTCCAAGATCCTTTCTCATTGATATAATCTTTAAGACTAGCGCCTATTTTTAATGTCACCCCAGCTTCAAACCATTGCTGATTAATAAGCTTTGCCATATGGTAATAAGAAGATGCTATCTGACGTTTCTTTAGTATAGCAACATGTTTATAGTTTAACTCTGCTAGCATCTCATACAATGCCATATGATACTGAGCATCCCTAATATCAGCAAACCCAAATTGCTGTATTTCTTTATTAAAGATTGGTAGAAAGTTTAACCACATATAATAATCACGGGTTATATACCAGGTTCCTTTTTTAGATTTATATATTACACCCTTTCTACATTTCTTTTTTTCACCATCCCAGTATTTAATAAAATCTTTTGATTTAAATGCTGATGTGCAATAAACACCTGTATCTTTAAACTTAGTTGCTTGTGAATTAAATTGTAAACTAGTTTTATCAAAATTATACTGACCAGGTTCTTTAAATAAAACTCTTATATAATCTGCAAAGTCTTCTCTGCTATCAAAGTCTGTAGTAGTCCATACACCATTATCCCAAGTTGGGATATCCTCATATATTTCTGTATTATTGATCATATCCTAAACCATAACCACCTCTTACAGAAGATTGTTGTTCTTCTTGCAAGTCTTTGTATGCACCTTTAAATGAAGATCTAATCTGTTCAAATTTAGCAGCCGCATTCACCATAGAATTTATATTACCATCGCGGCCATGTTCTATTGGTGTAGTCTCCATATATCTCCCTAATCTATCTAACATAGCTGCAATACCTTTATATGCTCTGGATGTAGGTGTTTCATACATTCTCTGACAAAATTTTAAAGCAGCATAAACATCATCATCTTCTGTAGAAAACTCAGCGTCAATCTCTTCTAATATTAAAGACTCTTTATCTATATCAGGTGTATGAAAAAAAGGATTAAGATCTGGACTTGGGCAAGTCATATAAAATAGATATTGATATATTTTTAAATAATCATCAGGAAACTTTTCCATTATATCTTTTAAAGATTTTAAAGTATAACAATGTTCAGTAGGAATTACAGTA